TAAAAAAATGATTAAAAAAGGTACCGCCCTATCCGAGTTAAATCACCCGGAATCATCTTTAATTGATTTAGATAGAGTATCTCACGCTATCACAGAAGTATGGTGGGAAGGTAATGTCATAATGGGTAAGATAAAACTACTTACCTAACCAGGTTACCACGAAAGAGGTATTGTATCAACCAAAGGTGACTTAGCAGCAAACTACCTTAGACAAGGAGTTACGTTAGGTATATCCTCAAGAGGTGTTGGTTCCCTTAAAAAGATTGGTGAACAAAATGAAGTACAAGACGATTTTGAATTAATTTGTTTTGACTTAGTATCATCACCATCCACTCCGGGAGCGTACTTATTCTTAAATAAAGAAGACAAAAATCTATATGACGAGAACTTAGAAGAAGAGAAAAAAATGAGTGTTGAAAGACACGTTGGGGATTCCGGAAATAAATCGCTTGACTTAATGAAAAAATTAAACGATTATTTAGGACACTAATTAAAAAAAAACAAAATGGAAGAAAAGTATTTTATTGCAAAAATTACCTTAGACTCAGTTGATGAGGCATCAGGAAAGATTAAAAAATTAAGAGAAGAAAAATTAGTTAGCGGTTACAACCCTACTGACGTTGAGGCGAAAGTTACTAAAGTTTTTGAACATTACACAATGGAGTGGAGAATTACCGCGATTGTTGAAAGTAAAATTGACGAGGTCATTGAGTAATCAAAAACACATCTATTAATCAAAAGAGGACATATTGTCCTCTTTTTTTATGCTTTTTATTTTTTGGTGATATTTATCAATGTATAAAAAACCTGTTATGAATTAAGAATTATTTAAACTTTTTTCATAATGGGCGATATTTATATATTAAAATAACTTAAACACAAATGGCAAAAGAAAAATCTTTAGTTGAAGAGGCTATCATCCAAATGAAAAATTTGGAAGAAGCGGTGGCTGAAAATGCAAAAGGAATACTTGCTTCGACTATGTCGCAAGAAATCAAAGAACTAGTAAAAGAATCTCTAACTGAACAAGATGATGATGAGATTGAAACTGACATTGATGTTGAAGAACCGGAAGGTTCAGATGATATCGCCGATATTACAATGGGTGATGACGAATCTGACGAAGAAGGTGATGAAACAGATATTGATAACATTGACTTAGGTATTGGAGACGATGACGAAGACGACTTAGAAGACGTTGAAGACGAGGACGAAGACGACGAAGACACCATTGACCTTACTGACGTTGACGATGATGAAGAAATTCTAAGAGTTTTTCAATTGATGGGACCGGATGATAATATTGTTGTAACAAAAGACGACAAAGGAAACACTCACCTTAAAGATGAAGAAACAGGAAAAGAATATATGATTGTTGGTGAAAGCGAGGAAGAAATGGATGAATCTTGGTCAGAAATGGATGAATCCGATGACGACAATGAATCTATTGAAGATATCGTAGGTAGAATGTTCGGAGACAACGAAGATGAAGATGAAGAATTTTCATTTGACGACGAAGAAGAAGATTTTGGAAACGAATATGAGGACGAAGACGAAGAAATCGTTTACGAAATCGTAATGGACGAAGAAGAAGAAGAAACAGACGAACAATCTGAAGACCCAATTTCTGAATCTAAAAAAATGTCTGTTAAACCAAAAGGTGTTGGTATGGGAACTCCAAAATTTAAATACGATGCAAAACCTAACCAAGGAACAGGATTCAAAACAAAAATGAAAGAAGGTCCTAAATCTGTTGGTACAGGTAAAGCAAAATTTGATTACAAAGAAGGAGAAAATTTAGATGGTGAATTTAAAGCAGTTAAAAAAACTGAAACAAAAGAATCATCAGCTAAAAAACCTGTAGTTAAAAAAGTTGAAACAAAAGAGGCATCACGTACTTTAGGTAACGGGTCTAATTTTAGAAAAGGTGGTTTACCAAAATCAAGAGCTCACTCATCGGCAAATACTGCTATTAAAGAAAGTACTAATGATAAAGAAGTACAAATCCTTAGAGAGAAAAACGAAGAGTACAGAAAAGCTTTAAACATTTTCCGTAATAAATTAAATGAAGTTGCGGTATTCAATTCAAACTTGGCTTACGCTACACGTTTGTTCACTGAACACTCAACATCAAAACAAGAAAAAATTAACATTTTAAGAAGATTTGATGGTGTTGAAACTATTAGAGAATCTAAAAATTTATATCAAGTAGTTAAATCTGAATTATCCGGGAACTCAAAATCTCAAACTATGAATGAGTCAATTGAAAGAACAATCGCAAAATCACCTTCTACAGGAGCGGTTAACTTAATTGAATCTAAAACATACGAGAATCCACAGTTCTTAAGAATGAAAGATTTAATGGCAAAATTAAAATAAAAAATAAATTAAAATTAATAAAAACCAAAAAAATGGGAGCATTATTAGAATCAGGTCTAGTTGGTAACATCGGGTTAAAACACTTGAAAGTTATTAAAGAAGACACAATCAACAAATGGGATAAATTAGGATTCCTAGAAGGCCTTAAAGGTCACTTAAGAGAAAACGTAGCTCAATTATATGAGAACCAAGCGTCTTTCTTAATAAACGAAGCTACTTCTGACGGGTCTTCAGGTTCATTTGAAACTGTTGTTTTCCCTATCGTAAGAAGAGTATTCTCAAAATTATTAGCTAACGAAATCGTATCTGTACAAGCGATGAACTTACCAATCGGTAAATTATTCTTCTTCATCCCTAAAATTCAAGGGTATCAAGATGGAGCATCTCAAAATATGATTGATAACCAAGCAGGTGGTACTCACCAAGCACCACTAGGAGCTCCGGGTGGACCAACAGACCAAAATGCTGGATACACAGGTGCACAAGCTTACAAGAAAAATCTTTATGATTTATTCTATGAAGGAACAGAAGCAGGTTTAGACCCAGCTGGTTTATTTGATTATTCAAAAGGTCAATTCTCATCAGTTACTGCTAACACTCAAATTGTTATTTGGAGTGACGGTGGTTTAACACCAACAGGTGCTGTTGCGGCTTACAGTAATAAAGTAATCAGAAAAGTACTTATCGGTGTTTCAGGGTTTACTGCTTCAGGAGCAGGAAAATTAATCGGACCTGATGGTAACGAAATGGATACTGAATCTTTCTTATCTGATTTAAGAGTTTACGCTAACATTACAAGTCCTTTTACAGGAAATACTTCTTGTTCAGGTGTAACTCACGATGCAGCGGGTAATCCAAACTCATTATTGTTCAGAGTTGTTACTCAACAATATGGTAAAGGTATCGTTCAATACGGTTCAACAACACAAACTAACTTCCCACTTGCTAGTGGTAGTAATCCAGCAGGTAATGGTGGTTCATTCTACGACGTTTGTGACGCTGAAGGTGTTATCTACTTAGAACTTGACTTATCTTGTCCAGTATGTGCTACTTGTGGTGGTGATACTTTAGATGGTTACACAGGTTCTACTATCGGAACAATAACTAACGGAACATTTACTACTGTTTACAGAAGATATAAAGAAATGGAATTTGAAGATAAAATCGGTGAGGTTTCTTTCGACTTACAATCTGTAACAGTTTCTGTAACTGAAAGAAAATTAAGAGCACAATGGTCTCCTGAGTTAGCTCAAGACGTTGCAGCTTTCCACAACATCGATGCTGAAGCTGAATTAACAGCTTTATTATCTGAACAAGTTGCGGCTGAAATTGACCGTGAAATCTTAAGAGATTTACGTAAAGGTGCGGCGTGGAACTTACGTTGGGATTACAATGGTTGGAGAAGAGTAAACGGTTTAACAACTTCTTACACTCAAAAAGATTGGAACCAAACGTTGATTACAGCAATTAACCAATTGTCTGCTCAAATCCACAAATCTACATTAAGAGGTGGTGCTAACTGGATTGTTGTTTCTTCTGAAGTTTCAGCTATCTTTGATGACTTAGAGTACTTCCACGTATCTAATGCTTCTCCTGAACAAGACCAATATAATATGGGTATTGAAAGAGTTGGAACATTAGCAGGACGTTACCAAGTATACCGTGACCCTTACTTCCCAGCTAACCAAGTGTTACTAGGACACAAAGGAACATCGTTACTTGACACAGGATACATCTACGCTCCGTATGTACCATTACAATTAACTCCAACAATGTACAACCCATTCAACTTTACACCGATTAAAGGTATTATGACCCGTTACGCAAAAAAGATGGTGAATAATAGATTTTACGCACGAATTACAGTTGATGGTGTAAGAACATTCGATTTAAGAGAATTGAGATAATCAAAATCTTAAAATAATTAAGAAAAAGGGACTATATGTCCCTTTTTTTATTTATATTTGTAAACAATCAATTTTATGATTGTATTTATAATATATGAAAAAAATAATATTAGAAAAATCAGTTATTGACGAAATTTTAAGATTATATAATGAGGAAATGTTAGGTTCCCCATCTATATCTGAAAAATTAAATATAACTAGACAAGTAGTGTTACGAACACTAAAAGAAAACGATGCGGTTATCGGACCTTCAGGTAGAAAATTCAAAGGAGGTAAATCAGAATCGGATAAAAGACATTATCTAAAAAACAGAGAAAAACGATTAGAATATTTTGCAGAATGGCAAAAAAATAATCAAGAACATCGTAGAGAATACCATAAACAATGGAGAACTGAAAATGTTGATAAGTGGAGAAAAACCAAACGTGATTACGAAAAAAAACGTAAAGACTCTGACCCATTATACAAACTTATAGCAAACTTTAGAACCGCTATATGGACAGTACTAAAAGAAAGTAACGTAGATAAGTACGGACATTACTTTGATGTTCTACAATATACTCCGGAGGAATTGATTAATCATTTAGAGAAACAATTTAAGGATGATATGACGTGGGATAACTATGGGATTTGGCACGTTGACCATAAGTTACCGATTACATCTTTTGATATTCAGGAGATGGGTGATAAGGAATTTATGAAATGTTGGTGTTTGGATAACCTTCAACCTATGTGGGGTGAGGAGAATATTCGTAAATCAAACAAATTATTCTAAATTATAAGATATTTATAAATAAAATATTTTATGAAAAAATTATATTTCTTAGATGAAGAAGAAAAAAATAGAATCTTAAATATCCACGAGAGTGCTACGAAGAGACAATATTTAATGGAAACTCCTTTGACGGATTTTAACGATAAATTACCTGATGAGACATCAAAGAAATTTACTGCGATGAATAATACTTGGCAAGGTGGTGGAACTAGAGAAGGTGATATGTTAAATGTATTGAAAACATTTACGGCGAATGATTATAAATTATATAATCAATATTTGTTATTACATAAAAATAGTTCCGACCCTTTTGATTATTCATCATTTCAAGAAATCATAAATGGTGAGATGGGGAAAGATAATATGGATGATGTTGTAAATATAACTAATCAATTAAAAAAGATTGGTATCAACGCAAGTTATACAAAAGACAATATTAATGATTTTAGACAAAACTCATTCAAAATTGGTGGTACCTCAACAACAAATACTGTAATACCAAATTGGGCAACTTGTGCAAAACAATTTGGTGGTACTATGGAAGCTCATACTGACCCTACTTGGGTTTTAATCCCACTTAATAATGGTAAAGTAGGTAACAGTATATGGTTTAAGAATAATTATAACGCAATGTATCGTCCCGGTGGAGGAGCTAACGATATTAATGGTACTTGGGCTTGTAACGGTGGTAAGTTAACTATTAAGTTAGATGATAAATGGACTTGGAATGGTAAATGGATTGACCCCAATAAAGCGACCGTTGTTGACCCTAAGAAAGCGTATCAACAAAGAGCTAAACAAGTAAATCAACAAACTATCAATACAACAAAAGAAATCCAAAAATTATTGGGTCAACCTCAAACGGGTAATCTTGATGCGTTGTATGTTGAAAAACTAATTGATTTATTAAAACAATAAGAAAGAGATGGAAAAAAATATATTAAACGAAATAGAATCAATGAAATACCTTTTGGGTTATAAAAGAGGTGTTGTTATTTCTGAACAAGATGATGATAATAGTGTTGACCCAAAACTTACCGCAAGTGTTGAACAACCGGCAGCAACAACTCAACCGGCTGCAACAACGACTCCACCGGCAGCAACAACTCAACCGGATGCAACAACGACTCCACCGGCAGCAACAACTCAACCGGACGCAACAACTGACGAAACACCTAACCCAACAATTAAAATGGGGGTTGAAAATCCAAGAGTAAAATATTTACAACAACTATTAAATCAAAAATTTCAATCAGGATTGGTTGACGATGGAAAATATGGTCCAAAAACGGCTAATGCAATTTATAAAAATATTGAGGCAATAAATCAAACTCAACTTAAACCGGTTGAACCGATAAATAAAACCCCTGAAGTTATTCAACAACCGGCTCAACAAATAACAGCAAACGCAACAATACCACAACAATAATATGAAAAATTTATTCTTAATTAACGAAGAAGAGAAAGATAGGATACTTGGTCTTCACGAAAACGCAACTAAAAGACAATATTTGTCTGAACAACCAACATTAGATTTTGGACAACCATCTCAACCTGAGGTAACAGCACCTACTTTAGTGGATGCTGGAGCAATTGTTAAACAAGGTATTGGTGGTGACCCCTACGTTTACGGGAAATTAGGTAATGATTACTATTTTGCTAAAGCGTCTGATGGGGATTACCATAATTGGGTTTTAGCGACAACAGATAAGGCGATTAGGTCTATTAAGTCTAAAATTTATAATGAAAAATTACCACCTGTAAAAACGGTTAAAGCTCCTGAGAAAGGTAAAACTAAAGTACAAACTCCAAAGAAAAGTGGTGATTCTAACAAAAAATTAGTTGATAGAGAAACTAATAACACGGTTATTGATAATACCAGAGTTAAAAGAACTGATATTGATAGATTAAAAATTGCGGATAAAAATAAAGTTAATAAAACTAATAATAAGGTTGTGGTGACTAGTAAGATTAGTCCAAAATTTAAATCATCTCTTGATACAACAAAATTAAGTACTTCTCATTCTGTTAAAATTTTTAAAGCGGGTCAAACTAATTGTGCTCAATTTGTTAGAGAATTTATTAATGGTTTACCAAATCCGGGCGATGCTTGGATTGCGCACGATAATAGTAGTCTTGGAACGACAGTTTGGTCATCATTTACTAAATTACCTATTGATACCCGTAATAATATTATTAATCTGTGGAAGAAAATTGATAAAAAAGGTGGTGGTACCTTAAAAGGTCCATATATGGCTCAAGCTAACTCAATTATTAATAATTTAGTACCTAACTCTCCTGGTTCTAATCTACAGTTAAACGATATTGTTGGATTATATTATCCGGGTTCAGAACATCACGAACAGGCGTTTTACCAAGGTGGTAAAATATTTTTCAAAAAAGACGCTAACGGTAACCCTATTGCCGGTAACACAATTAAAGGTGGTACAGGTTGGGGTATGAATACTCACTTAGGGGTTGTAGGTGCGATAGACAATGGTACACCAATTATATTCCACAATATTGGAGGTCAGGTTTATGCTGACCCATATAATAATATAAAGGGTGGATGTAAAGTTGCTTGGGTAAAAAGAGCGTAATATGAAAAAAGTAATTAAATTAACGGAATCAGATTTAATTAAAATTGTTAAACGAGTGATGATTGAACAAACTGTTGCTCCTAAGCGTCCTGCGAGTGAGAAGTTTAATTTCACTCAAAAAAATAAATTTTCGGAATTATGCGCAATATTATTTAAGGCGAGAGATATTTCTTGGGCGGATGGTTTTGCGAAAACATTATTTAATAATCAAACCGAAATAAATATGTTTGGTGCTGCAATTGTTAATTGGGCAGGAAAAAATCCCGGTTATGACGCAAGGTTATTAAATGGGTCGATATGTTTTATTTTTAGAGAAAGTAAAGGTACTTCAGCAACATTTTCTTCACCTAAAGAAATTTTAGGGG